GGAGCCACGTGCGCTCCCAGGACACGCGCTCGTCCTGCCGGGCGAACCGGGTGTAACCGGGAAGCGTGTGCGTCGAGTAGCCCCCGAGGTAGATCGCGATCAGCGACGGATCCGCCGTGCCGGGGTTGGCCGCGAACGTGCCGACCATCACAATCCGGCCCTGGCTGGGGCAAACGCTGAACGCGGTAGGGTAGGTTGCAGCGTCATTCGACGCCCACCACGTGGTGAGCCCGGCGGTGGACGAGCCCTGGCCGACGCCGGACCAGGTCACGCCCCCATCGGTGGAGCGGACCAGGATCCCCTCACCCGTGACGGTCGGTTGCCGGCCGAAGGCAAAGATCGCTCCCGTCTCGTCGACGCAGGCCCCGAGGTCGCCGAGCACGAGCACCTTGCTGGCGACCGTAGCCCACGCCTCCGTGCTTGACGCGACGTCGTAGGCGGTGGCAACCTCCAGATCGTACGACGCGGACGACACGATCCGCGCGCGAGGCTTGCGGTCGATCGCCGTCAGGTAGAGCACGACGAAGCCGGATCCGGCGGCGAGCACTTCGGGGAGCATCCCGCCCGAATCGGCTACGTCGTCGGTCGACCACGCTCCGTTGACGAGTTTGAAGCTCACTCCGTCGTCGGTGCTGTGCCATTGCGCCAACGTGTCGAGGTAGTCCAGATCGGTGTCACGGGCCTGCAGGTGGGCTACGAGCAGGACCTGCCCGTTGGCGTAGGCGCACCGCAGGCGGCCGAGGATGTAGCCACCGAGGCCGGCGCCGGTGGTGCTCGCGTAGGCTACATCGTCGGCCAGGCAGTACGACTGACCGAGCGCCCACGTCGCGCCGTCGTCGTCACTGTACCACATGCGCACATTGCCGAGTCCGGTAGTGGCGGTCACCGGATCGAACACCCAGTGGTAGAGGTGCAGCCGCCCGCTCGGCAAGCGAAGCAGGCACGGGTTGAAGGCCTGCGACGCCGGCAACGCAAACGAAGTCGAGTAGACTGTGACGGTCGACCACGTGTCGGCGGTCGGCGAGCGCACCGACACCTCGATGCCGTCGTCGGCGGGCGTGCGGCCGCTGTCGTCAGTCTGGTACGCGGTGACGACGGTGCCGTCGGCGAGCGAGATCGCGTGAGGCTGGGCGGTCGACACGAGCGTGCCGGACGGCGCGACGCGGACGGCCTCGTACCCGCTGATTGTGCCGGGTGGCTCCCAGCCTCGGTATTCGTCGGTGTCGTCCGTGCTGTTGCGCCAAACGTACGTGGCGCCGTCGATTTCTGGCAGGCCGCCGCGGAGCGTCAGGATCCGAAGGTGGGCGCCCTCGGCTTGCTCGCCGGAGCTCGTCAGCGTCAGGCCGGTGACCTGATCCGGGTCCGGCACGCCGGGACGGGGCGACGTCTGCACGAGCGTCGTCTCGGCGTCCCACAGGGCGACGCCAGCATCGTTAGCCAGCAACGCCCGGTATACCGCTCGCGATTGGTCGGACGCCATCAGCGCCTCCGGGTGGATCGGCCGACCCGATCCCCGCCAGCAATAGCCCGGTGCAGGGCGCCGCGACGGGTGTAGGCTTCGGCGGCGACCTGATCCATCACGCGGTGGCGCAGCATCAACGACACGGCGCCTCCGGATCCGCCCGACGACTCACCGCGGTTCGCGGCGTTGACGCCTGCTTCCCCTCCGACCGCGCGCACGCCCGCGGCCGTCAGAACGGCCTCGTTCCGGCGTGCGCGGATCGCTACCTCATCGGGCGCGCTGGATCCGCTGGCGCCGATCATGCCGCCCGTGTGGAACGTGGGCAGGGGCGCAGCGGCGGCGGTCGCGAGTTGTACGGCGCCCAACGCCGACATCGCCACGATGCCAGGAATGTTCAGGGGCGGGGGCGCGCTTGCGGCGGCCTTCGTGACCGCGGCTGCAGTGTTGACCGTGATCTCCAGAATCCCGGCCGCTTTCGCCATCTTGGCGCGGCTCATGGCAGCGTCGCGCGCCGCCTGCAACTCTGCCTCCGTCGCCGTGCCGGTGGCCTCCAGGGCGGCGAGGGCGCTGGCGGCGGCGTCAGCGCTCGACTGCCCAGCGAGCGAGACGAGCGCCCCGAACGACCCGGCCACCGTGGCGCCCGTGTCCTGCCACGCGGCGCGTAGCGTGGCGGCGTCGCGCTGTGCCTGCGCGGTCATCTGCTCGCCTGCGCGCTGCGACGCCTCCAGCGCCCGGTTAGACGCCTCCGCCTGCGTCGCGAGGGCATCGGCCATCGCCGAGGTGGACGCGTCTACGGCGGCGGCCTTGGCCAGCTCCGCCTGCTCGACCGCCTCCGCGCCACCCCCGGCCGTCGCCGTGAGGGCGTCGATCTGGGCGATCTGCTCCACGAGTTGCAACGTGATCCGGTGCATGGGGTCGGCGGCGGCGATGGTGCTCGCCGTCGCCATCGCTTGGATCCGGTCGAGGGCGGCGAGCTGCGCCGCTTCCTCGCGAGCGGCATCGGCGGCGCGCCGTGCCGCTTCGGCCTTGGCCTCCTTGGCGGCCCTTGCCCGTTCGTCGTTCTCGGCGTCGACGTCGACCAGCAGGCCCAACGCGATCAGTTGCTGGCGTTCCTGCTCGAGCGCGGCCTCGACGTCCTCGGCAGACTTGGCAAGATCGGTGTTTGCCGCGGCGAGATCGCGGCCGGCCTTCGTGTTCGCGACCGCCCTCGGCAACACCTCATCGAGCGCATCGGCCATGTTGAGCAGTGGCACAATGCCGAACGACACGGCATCGTGAAACATGTTCGATTGGTTACCGGCCTCGATCATGACCTCTGCGAACGCGATAGCGACCGATACACCTCGGCTAAGGCTACCGGTGAGGCGGCCAACCGTCTCGCCGGCCGCCACGACTTGCGGAACGAACGTGTTGAGTGTCCCCAGCAAGTCGCCGACGCCATCAGCGGATGCGGCCGCAAACGCCTGCTTGGCCTGCAGGGCCGCCGCCGTGAGCGAATCGATCGACGTCTGGGCCTCGGAGATCGACGCGAGTTGCGTGGCGGTGACCGCCGACGTCGCGCCGAGCTCCGCAAGTGCGGCCTCCGTCGCCGCGAAGTCGCGGATGCTCGACACCGCGGCGCCGATCGCTGCGCTTGCGCCCGCGGCGGCTCCACCGATCAGCAGCATCGAGGCGGCAGCGGCGCCGGCCACGGGACCGAGCGCAGCGATCCCCTTGCCGACGTCCGCCACGTCGCCGACGATTCCGCCGAACACCTTCTCCGCGCCGGTCCTGATGTCGCCTAGCCCGGCCTTCCACGAGGCTGCGGATCCAGCGGCGGCGCCCTTGGCCGCGCGCTCGGCTGCCTTGATCTCCCGCGACAGTTGGCCGGCCATCGCCTTGGCCTCGACACCGGTAATGCCGGGGATCTTCGCCATCTCCTCGCGGAACTTGTCGAGGCGCGCCACGACGTCGAGGCCGATCGTTTCACCCACGGGTTACCTCCGTGATGATTGCGCGCTTGAGCTCGGGTAGCGCCGCCTTGACCCGCGCCTTCATCGGGCCGGAGACCAGGTGCGGAACGAGGAACTTGGGCGTTCCCTGCGCCGCTTTCGGATTCGGCTCATACGCGATCCCCATCCTGCCAACGGGCATCCCTGCGCGCTTGCGGCGACCCCACTCCTCGTTGCTGACCTCGACCTCGAGCAGCGCGGTGGATCGGGGCTGGCGCACGTACAGCGGTACGGGCTTGCCGCCTGCGCGGCGCGTGTCGGTGGATCCGACGCTGACCCGGACCTCTGATTCGGAGATCGTCACGGTGACGCCGATATCGCCGGATCGGCCCGTGCGGCGCGTGACGAGGCCGTACCACTGGCGCTCTGCGTCGGTCGCCACGTCGGACGCGATCGCCTCCAGGCGACTCACAAGGCCCCGGCTGGCGGCGTCTGCGGCACGTCGGTACAGGTCGGCGATCGTGCCGCTGACCTCGATCGTGACGTCGCCGTCGCGGTAGCGGGTGACGCTCACAGGCTGCCCGCGCGAGCGGCGGCGGCGGCCTTGGCGAGCTCGCGCAGGTCGGGCGGCGGCTTGGAGGCCTGCCCGGACTCGGCGCGATAGAGTGCCAGGATCATGATCTGCCGCTCCCTGTCGAGCCCGTAATACCACATCGGATCCTGCGCGACCGTCAAGCCTAGTCGGATCGCCCACCGGTCAAGGGCGCCTCGCTTGCCCCCAAAGGGCCGGCGGCCTCTGCGACCTCCGGTTCGCGCGGGGACAGGTGCTCGACCATCAGCGGCAGGATCCGGTTGCCGGCTTCCGCGATGGCCGTGCGCGACACGCCGAGCCCGATCAGCCACGAGTAGACGTCGCCGCCGTACCGCATCAGGTCGTAGTCGGGGCCGTACTTCGCGGGGGCGTGGCGCTGGATCCGCGTCGCGAGCGCGATCGCCGCGGCCTGGACGCGGAGCAGGCGCACCCCGCCCGCATCGAGCGCGGGCGCCCACGCGGTCGCGCAGTCGTCGCGCGCCGCGAAGTTGGGCAGGATCACGGTGTGCGACGGGCCGACGCCGGGGACGTCGAGGCTGATCGTGGGCGGTGGCGCCGGGGTGCTCATCGGATCACGCGATCGTCAGGTAGTCGGTGGAGAGCGCGTGCGCGGTACCCTTGATCGAGAACTTGCCGGGGATCCCCTCGGCAAAGTCCACCTCAAACGAGCAGTACTTGAGCGTGATCGAACTGTCGCCGGTCGCGCCGAAGTTGCTCCGCTCACCGGTCCACGCGAGTTGGAGCAGGTACGCCCCACCCAGCGCGGCGCTCGCCTTGCTGACCGCCGACGCCCACACCCCGAGCTTCAGCAGCGCGTCGCCCGGCAGCGCGGTCGTGCCGTCGCCGATGATGCCGGTTGCATGGCACGTGAACGTGAAAGGAATGGACATACGCTCGACTTCGCGCACAGAGTACGGGATGCCGCGAGTCTTGAACTCTTCCTTGCGGAGTTGCCCAGACATCAGGCCCTGCACTTGCAGGTCGCCGTCCTCGTACAGAATCGTCAGAGACAGCGGGGTGCCGGTCCCGTCGGTGATGGCGATCGCGCCGTCCTTGGGAACGAGCGGGTTGGCGGAAACGGACATACACCCTCCTTAGTTGGGCGCAACGTGCTGGACGTCAAACGCCAGTCGGATCTCGTACCACATGGGATCCGGCGTAACCCGGACGTCTTGCGCCTTCCACCGGATCGAGCAGTCGCCGGGGTACGACGCCGACACGGCGCACACCGCGACGCGCACGGTGGACGCGGCGTCGAGCGCGGCGTCGTACGCCGTGACCTGGTCTTTCGGAGTGGCGCGCCAGAACAGCACTACGACGAGCCGGGTCAGCGTGAGCGCGCCGACGCCGGGTCGCTGGCGATCCCGGAGGTCGGCCGCCGCCGGGACGCCGACCGCGAAGCCGCCGTGCAGCACGGAGGCGGGCTCGGCTTGCACGAGGTCGTAGGCGCGAGCCAACTCCTGATAGGGAACGCCCAACGCCGTGATCTTGGCGGCTACCGCCTGACGGATCGCGCTGGCGGCTACCGTCCCCATGGGGACCGCAGGGGCGGGGTTGTCGACTCCGCGAAGAACGTGGTGGCGTGCGCAGGGCGCCGGACCTCACCGCCGGTGCCGTCCTCGTCGCGGTCGTAGACCACCGACAGACCGTCGAACGCCTTGCGCGCGAGGTCCTCGTATTCGGCTTGCAGGTCGGCCCACTTGGCCTCTTGGCCGCCGACCCGAAAGTCTCGCATGATGATGACCAACGCCCGGAACATGTGAACGCGCCGCAGGTCCTCCGACGACAGGATCCGGTGCGGCAGGTTGCCCTGCTGGCGGAGGTCGTCGGTCAGATCCGCCCACGCTTCGTCAAGCTGCGCTTGGTAGCTCGCGAGCGACGCGGGGCGCTGGCTGGCGAGGTCGCTGTGACGACGGATCAGGTCCAGATCGGTCACGACCGGGTAGAGTTGGCTCCGGCACACGGCGCCGGAGCGGCGGAACCGGTGCGACGTACCGGCCACAACCAACGACCACTCGACCGAGTAGCCCTCCCGGTACGGCTCGTCGGCGAGCACCGAGGATCCGATCGAGTACTGCGCGACGGATCCGGTGACGGTGACGGCCTGTGCGTCGACGAGCGCCGTTCCGTCGGGCCGCAGCACGGTCAGCGTCGAGCCCGACTGCGTGGGGGCGACAACGGCGCCGTCTCGGTACAGGGGGCACGTAACGAGGTTCGCCCGGCCCTTCACAAGTGTTTCGGGGCCGGAAAACCGGGCTGCATAGATCGTGTCGGCAGCGGCCACCGGTCACCCCGAAGCGCAGATCAGACCGCGCTTTCCGAGACGTTGAGCACGACAAGCGCCGCGTCGTTGTCGGCGTGCGACGCCGACCACTGACCGGTCACTTCGAGCAGGACGGGGACCTGCGGATCCAGATCCAGCGACGTGATCTTGCTCGACCAGACCTTGACGGCGGTACCGACCGCATCCGGATCGTTGTACGTCCCGAAGCACTCGATCACGCTGGCGCCGTCGACGTCGCGCACGACCAGGGTGCCCTCGATGCGGCACACATCGTTGTCGGCCTGGTCGACCGCGGCGGTCTCCAGGATCGGGGTACCGGTGAGCGTGGTCGGGCCGAGACGGACGCGCACCGTGAGGGTGTCGGTGCTGTTGCTGTCCGTGGTACGGGTCAGCGCCTCGAACTTGATCACCTTGCCGGCCTGCAGGGCACCGATCGGGAACGTGCGCGAGCCGAGCACGACCTCGGAAATCCCGGCGGGGGTGATGGTGCCGTCGGCAACCTGTACGGCGAGAACGTTGTGCATGGTCACTCCTTGCGTTTCGTGAGGGCGGCCAACTTGGCGCCGAACAGGTCGGCGGCGGCTTTGGCGCTGGCGGATCCGGTACGGTTGGCGCGGCGGCGCTGACCCGACGTCAGGCGCGAGCGGAGCGCCGCAAGGGCCGGCGCCGAGGGGGCATCGAGCACGGACCCGATCAGCGCGTGGCGCCACCGGTTCCACCCGTCGTCGTCGTAGTCGAGCAGTACACGCGTCCCGACCACGATCGGGCGCTGCCAGACGGGCATGTGCACGTCACCGGCCGTGCCGTCGTACCCGACGCAGTAGTCGGCGAAGTCCTCGCCGAACGCCTTGCCGCCGGTGGTGCGCGGGACCTGGATCCACCCAAGGCGACCGCGGGAGGCCAGCGCTTCGGTGGGGTCGCCGACTGCCGAGCGGCGCAGCGGGATGACGCCCGATCGCCCGCCGCGGAACTGGAACGCCCGCAGCGACGGGACCAGCAAGGCCTCGGCGCCGACCATCGCCACGTCCCACGAATGAGGATGCGCCAAGAACACGAACGGGGGCGACGGATCCATCGGGACGAGCGCGCCCGCGGCCGCCGCCGGAACGGAGGCGGCGGGCTTGGCCCGAGGCGGGCCGGAGCCGCCGACGAGCGCGCTGGTAGTGGCTGCGGGCTTCGCCATGATCAGGCCGCCAACGCCGTGATCTTGGTGCCGCGCGCGTCTTCGATCTCGATCGTGCCGAGCATGTACCACCCCAGCACGGAGGTCGTGCCGTCGTCGCCGCGGATCGCCTCGACCAGCAGCGGGCCGACGTGGAGCAGAACGATCGTGCCGGGCTGCGGCACGAGGTCCTGCTCGGCGTAGCCGATCGCGCCGACCCCGAACATCATGCTCACGCGGTCGGATCCGCTCGCGGGCATGAGCGACGAGGTGTAGATCTCGATGCCGTCGTACATGCCCTTGTAGCCGCGGCCCTTGAGCACCTGCATCTCGGCGGCGGCCGGCTGCCACTGGGTGAGGCCGTTCCGTCCTTCGAGGTCGATCATCCACTCCGAGAAGTGGTGATCGTACAGGACGGCGAGGTACGGACCCGGCACGCCTGCGTCGTTGAGGGTCTGCTTCGCCGCCATGAACATGTCATGGTCGAACGCCGCACCCGACGCGCCGGACTCCGTGGAGAAGTCGGCGGCATGCGACGCGATCTCCTCGGTGAACGTCATGGACGCCGACATCGCGATGGACTGCGCGAGGCGCACCGCGTTGAAGGATCCGGTCGGATCCACCGCGGCAAGCTCGTCCGACACGGCGTGCCGGAGCCCCTTCTTGGCGATCGTGACCGTGCGCTTGGCCGAGCTGATCGCCGTCTCCGAGAGGCCCGTCGCTTCGGCCGCGTCGGTCATCCGCTGGATCCCGTCGAGGCCGAGCAGCGGCATCGTGCCGGACAGCGAGCCGGACCCGGGCGCACCGAGGCCGGTCAGCGGGCCCACGTTGAGCAGCGCCGGATGGCCGCGCAGCGAGGCGCGGTCGCCAAGCACGAGCAGCGCGGTCTTGCTGGCGATCGCCGTGGCGAGGGTATCGGATCCTGGGGTCGCGGTGGTGACAGCGGGCATTAGCCCTCCTTCTTGGCGTACGCGGCGATGAAGCCGGCGTCAACGATGTTGGGGTGCGCGGCTTGGATCGCCGGGAGGTTCGCCCGGAACTCTGCGGCGGTCATCTGGGCGATCGACTCCGCAGTGAAGACTGGCGCGGCGGCGGGGCCGCTGCCGGCGACGGTCGTGGATCCGGTCTTGGCGGTCGTGGATCCGGTCGCGCCCGCGCCCGCGCCCGACCCCGCGGCACCAGCGGTGCCGGATCCGGAGCCGCCGCCGGTTGCCGACTTCGGGAGCCACGGCGCCAGATGCGGCGCCGTCTCCGCGGTGAGCCCGCCGATCCACGCGTCGAACGCGGGGGCCTTGTCGCCTGCGGCCTGCGCAGCTTCGGCGTATTCCGCCTCGAACCAGCCGCGAACCTTCGGATCCGCGATGCCGGCCTTGTCGAGCACGGCGCCACGGGTGGCCGCCGTGCGAACGGCCTCGACCTCGGTAGCGTGTGCGGCCTTCGCGGCGGTCAACGCCGCGGTTGCGGCGACGGACTGCTCGCGGAACGCGTCGCGCTCACGCTCGGCTTTCGCCAGGGCGGCCGCCGCGGCGCGCAGGGTCTTGAGCTCTGCCTCGTCTACTTCGGGCATGGATCCTCTCGCTGGATCAGATTGCACGGTTGCGGCGGTGGCGTCAAGGGGCCGACGCCGGAAGGGTGACGACGGGCGCCGGGGTGGTGCCGGCGGTTACTCGAAACTCGGCGTTATCGGCGGCGATTCGCCGGAGTGCGGCGCGGGCCTCCTCCTCGGTGGATCCGGGGTGCTCGATCAGGTACGCGTCGACGGTCGACATCCGCCCAGCGGCGATCAGCTCGCCGTGGTGCGCGCGCATCGCCTCCGCTTCGTCGCGCGCCAGCGGCACGCTCGCGTAGTCGATCCGGTAGCCCTGCTCGGGGATCGCGGTCATGCCGGCCGCACCGTTCGTGATCGCGGCGATGCGCTCGATAAGGCCGAGATCGGCGACACGCAGGGATGGAGTGTACTTCTGCTGCGCTCGCCGCTTGTCGTCGCGGCTGATCGTGAGGGCCGCCGCCGACCACGGGTTGCTGCTCGACTGAATCAACTGCGCGGCGGACAAGCCGAGGCCGTCGAAGTCGGCAACCGACCGCTCGACCATCGCTACGGTCCGCGCCAGCGCTTCGGGGTCGGTCGGGTGCAGTTGCGTGAATGTGCCGGGTGTACCTGGCTCGATGTGCTCAAAGTGGTTGACCGCGACCGGATCCGAAACGACTTCGGCGCGTGCCTGTCCGTCGGGACCTTCGCGCGGCACGGATCCGACCGGCACGAGGCCGACGGCGATGTTTCGCGGCCACGAAGCACGGTAGATGACGTGACCCAGGAAGGTGTACGACGCGCCGGTGTCGAGCGTGCCCTCGACCACCTCCTCGCCTTCGGTCGGGTCGAACAGGCGGCCGCGCATCCGTGCGTGGTACAGGACGCCAGGAAGGAACGGCGTTCCTGCTCGATCGCCCTCGGTCCACCGCCACGGGTAGGACCCGGCGGCGGGGCCGAGCACGGCGGCCGTGTAGTCCGACGGCGCCGTCGGAGCGGCCTCGATAAAGCGCCACGAGGGCGCGGCTGGATCCGCGATCGACAGGATCTCCCAGACCCAGCGGTATCCGAGGGCGGGGACGTGGATCCACCGCAGCTCGCGGACTTCGACCGGGACGTTGGGGTCGGCCGGGTGCGGGGTGGCCTCGATGCAGTCGGGGGTCACGGCGCGCACGACGGGCCGACCGAGCTCCGCGGACCAGTCGAGGCGCATCCACATCTCGCGCAGGCCGATCAGGTCGGACTGCACCGACTGCATCAGCGGCCACAGGCCCATCGCGTCGAGCACGCCGCCCGGATCCAGCAGCAGCGGGACCGGCCCGGCCGGATGACGGACCATCGGGGGCCGGTCGTAGTTGACGGCGAGCTCCGTGCACAGCCGGCGAAACGGGTTGCGCGCCATCGAGACGCGCCCCATGACTGCGCGGCGCGTCGGGCCGAAGTGCTCCTGAACGCGGGCGTCCAGGTCGGCGCGCCAGCCGCCGGACAGCAGACGACGGCGCAGGCGCGCGACATCCCAGCGCACGACGGTGCGCGGATCCGACGAGGCGGGCGGCGATTCGGGGGCGTGGATCAGGTCGACCTCGCGAGGCTACCAATACGTGATCCGGACCTCGTCCGCAACCAGGAGCGAGATCGAACACTGGCCGTCGCCGGAGAAGCCGGAGGAACAGAGCAGTCCATCCCACAGGATGTAAGCCGCGGACTCGTCGCGACAGGCCAGCGGCCCGCTGCTGTCGTAGACGCAATGCAGGACCTGATAGGGGCCGTCGGTCCGGATCCCGGGGATAGAGCCGCGCGCCGGGTCGGCCTCGTACACGAGGCGCACGGGTGAGCCGTCGGGGGCGGCGGATCCGGTGTCGAGGGCGGCGCACGCAAGGGCGAGGGTCAGGGCAAGCATGTAGCCTCCAAGTAGCCTACGGGGGTCCGGTGGCGGTGTTGCACAGATCACGCGGCCTCCACCCGCCGAGCGTGAATGACCTGCGCGTCGTGTAGGGCCTCGATCGCGTATCGCGCCGCGTCGAGCGGGTCTTTCAGCGGATCTTCTGGCCTGCCGACCCACCCGAGCGCGCCCGTTCGAAAGCCCTCACACCGGCGGTGGACCTGTAGGCGGCCGGCCTTCGCCAACGAGTTGATGAGTCGAAACCCGAAACGTACGGATCCCTGGTACTTTCGCGGAGTCCGAATGCGCAGGCCGCGCTCCACGGCGTCGCGTTGGCGGATCCCAAGCTCGTCGCAGATCTCGCGCGCGAGCTCGCGGTTCGTTTTCTCGTTGCCCCAAAAGTCGCCTGCGTGGCGGCGATCCCCGCGCCAATGGTCGACCTGATGGTAGGGAATCCCGTTGCGCTGCAGCATCGCAAGCAGGGCCTGCGCGTCCTCGCGTGTCGTGGTCACCCCGTCGGCGTGCGCCTCGTCGGCGACGATCACCTGCTCGCCGTCGGCGCTGGCCAGCACGAGGCTGGCGTATTGCCGACCGGCCTTGGCTCCGTGGTCGACCCCGACCGCCACGTACCACCCGGAGTCGGGGATCTCGTCGATCAGGATCGCGTCGGTGACCGCCGACAGCCACCGGCCGGACACAAGCGCGTCCCAGGCGCCGTCGCGCCGCATCGGTAGTTCGTCGTCGAGGTAGCTCGACAGCGCGACCTCGATGTCATCCGCTGACATCCACGGGCTGTCGATCAGCCCGCCGCGGCGCGTGACCGCCTCCACCGTGAGGCTGGTCTGCATCTCGGTCAGTTTGCCGTCCTCTACCAGCTTGCGCATGTAGCCGAGCGGCGGGCTGTCCGGAGTTGGCGTCATAGTGACGCGAGCCTGCCCAGAGTGACGGTTGAGGCGCGGTTGTGCCTCACCCCACACGCCCTCCGGCGGCGGCTCGTCCATCCCGAAGTAGTGCAACTGATCGCCCATGATGCGGCCTGCACCCTGCTTGTATGTCGCAAATGCAATCACGGATCCAGCGCCGGGGCCACGGATGAACGGGATCACCGGCTCTTTGTAGCCGCGGAACCCTTGGCGCGGCGCGTAGGTTACCTTTGGATCTATCTCGTCTTTCGGGATGATCGCCCACAGCGCACGGCACAGCGGATCCATCTGCGCGAACGAGTAGCCCGCCAGCATGAGCTGCTTCGGACCGCGCGGCGTTGCTTGCCACGGGTGGGTGCCTCGCGCAAAGTGGAGGATGTGCAGCACGTGAGCGAACGTCTTGCCGATCGAGTTGCCGCCGCGCCACAGCAACTTGCGGCGTCCGTCCTGGAGGAACGCCTGTTGCGGGTCGGTCAAGCGAACGGAACGAAGCGGGTCGCCAAGCCGGCGGGCTTCCGCGGCCTCCAGGATCCTGGCCGCCTCGCCACGACCGATCATCCCGTTGCCAGGCGCACGTGCTTGTTGCGGCCGAGGTACTCGGAAATGAACACCTCGAGGTCATCGTCGGACAGCGATGCGGCGCGCTCCCGCAGGGCGGCGGACCATTCGTCGGGCGTAAGGCCGTCCACCGCCGAGGAGTCGGAGGCAGCATCGGCGCGCTCCATGGCGGCGATCTCGTCGCGCAGGGTGGCGCAGTCGCGCAGCATCTGCCTACAGGCCACGTGTGACCGGTCGTCACGCGCGCGACCGTACGCCTTCATGGTCTCGGCGAGCAGCCAGCGCCGATGCTCAATGGGCGTAAGGCCGTCGGTTTCGTCGGCAGGAGGCGGATCGTCAATAGGGATGTAGGTCCGTGCCGGTTTCGGTGGCTTGACCGCCTCCATTGCGGCGGATGGTCGCCCGACTCCGAGCCGTTTCCGGGTTGTTGGCTTGGTACGGTCCATATCGCGCCTCGTTTACCCGTGGGCGCGCGCGCGCGACGGGACATAGTGAAACCTCGTACCCCCTACGTAGGGGGTCATAGGCCCCCCACCACCGGCAGCGTCACGCTCCCGACCCACCACCCATCCAGCCCCGCCGTGCCATCCCACGACCCCGCCGACACGCGAAAGCCCTTGGCCTCGCTCGACTGGTACACCGTGCAGCCGCGCCCGTCGTCATCAGCGCGCACGAGGTACGCGTGACCTTGAGAGCTCTTGACCACGCGGCCGCCGTAGTCCAGCCCACGCCACCGCTGGATCAGATGCCAGCGCCCCGGCGTGAGCGACGGCGCAGGCGTCGAGGCCGACACGAGGCGAGGCGCCTGCACCACGCCCTCCACCCCGATCAGCGGCGACCACGGCGCGCCGGGATCGATGACGTTCAGCGCGTACCACCGCCTCGCCCAGTCGGTCGACGACACGCGCACCGACTGCGCAGCCCGCGTGATCGACCCCGACAGGTCAACCGGCACGCCCTCGACCAGCGCGATCCACAGCGCCGTCATGGTGCAGCATGGCAGCCGATGACGCCGAACAAACGCCCCGAACGGGTGGTCTACGTCGAACAACGCCAGTCCGCGATCCATCACGCCTCCCAACCTGACACCAGAAGTTCGCCCTCAAGCTTGCGCGCCAGCTCGTCAGGCCATCCAGGACCGATGGCCCGCACCTCGTACCCGCGGACGACGCCATGCAGGCGCACCAACACGCAGCCGCGACGCACGACCTCCAAGAGGTGGCCGGCGCTTTCGGACATGACCCACGCGCGCTCTCGGGTCAGCCGATCCAACGACGTACGTCCGCGCATCAAGCACGCGAGCGCGCGCCAGAACCGCCGCAGTTCGTGCTTGCGGGGCGTCGTCCGCACCCGACCGCTGATCGCCATCACGCCCCCTTCGCGACGTTGGCCGCCGCAGCCCGGATCAACCGCCGCAAAGCCTCGGAATGCGACAGCCGCATCCGATACGCAACGTCGGACAACGCCCGCGCGTCCGCCTCGTCGAGTACCACCGTCTTGCGCAGACGCTTGGATCCGTCGCCCATCGTCGCCTCCCCCGGTGAGCTTACGCCACCGCCGCACCATGCGCAAGCGCGTCCCACCTGTCCCAGCCTAGTCCCACCTCTGTCCCATGCGGAGATCCCGATACTGACGCAACTGTCCCACCTGTCCCACCTTCTTCAACATAGGGGTCGTGTAGAGGGGGCCAAACAAACATGTTGGGGATCTTGTTTCACGACCCCGTAGAACGCGCACCCCCTATGCGGCCTACCTGGGACACCTGGGACAGTACCGATACTGTCGGCATCGTCGATGGGACAGCCGACGGGACAGCGCTGGGACGCTGGGACAGCCGCTTGCGCGTCACGCACCGCCGTAGTACGATGCTGCTACTACGGAGGTACACCATGAGTCAGGAGGGCGTGGAGGCGGGCCCGCCGCGTGGGTCGGCGATGAACTTGCGCCTGTCGCCCGAGGCGCGCGCCGCGCTGGATGAGATCGCGCGCGTCAAGGGGCTACGGTTCGTCAGCGTAACGATCGAAGTGCTGGCCCGCGAGGAGTTGGCGCGCATCCGGGCGTCTCGCTCGTGACGGCCGATCTGCGAGTGAGCTGCGCCCTTGCGGCCGTGCTTCGTGCGCTGCCGGAGCCGTGGAGCGGTGAGCGCGTGACGCGTGCCGTGATCGCCACGCTGCGGGCCGGCGAAGAGGACGGAGGCCACTGGTCGCGCGTCGTCCGAATCGCCCTTAGCCACCGCATTCTGGCGGTCGACGATGACGGCTTGTGGCGAGCCGGAGAGTGCGTCGATGACCTTTCTGACGACGGCTACGATCAGCGCGCGCGCAAGGCCGTACAGGCGCTGGCCGCTGTCAAGGCGGCCCGGTGATCGACGCCGCCGAACAGGCCGCCGCCGAGGGGCGGGGGCGCGACGTCGTGGGGGCGATCCGCACGCTGCTGCTCGACCCCGCCGCGCTTGACGTGCTCCTGGCGATGGAGCCGATCGACCTCGACCGCCGCCTGCGGGCGCTGGCCCTCGTGCGCGGCGCTGGTCAGGCGGTGGCCCACCTGCGGCGGGCGCTGGACGAGCGGCTGTCGAGCCGCGCGGAGCCCGACACCTCCCCGGCGACGGCCCCGCAGAGCCTGTCCACGATCCTCACGCGTGCGGGGCTGCGCGGCGTCGACGACGCGCCGCTCTGTGACCTCCCGGTGCCCGACGGGTACGAGGTGAGCGACGGGCAGATCTGGCGCGTGGCTGGCGAGGCTCCGACCTGCGTAGCGCGGTCGCTGATCGCCGTCGTGGGGCGTGTCGCTGACATCGAGCGCGAACGCGTCGCGCTGGCGCTGGCGTGGCACTACGCGGGCGCGTGGCGCACGCGGACGGTGGACAGGGCGACCGTCGCCGACGGGCGCGCGCTGCTGGCCGCCACGGCATCGCACGGGGCGCCGCTGGACGGGACGAGCGCGCGCCACGTCGCCGCGTGGCTGATCGCCCAAGAGCAGGCGGCGCCAGCCCTCACCGAGTCGCGGTCACAGGGTCACCTCGGGTGGACGCCTGACGCCGACGGATTCGCGCTCTCGTCGACGCACCACGGCGCGCCGATCCAGGTCATCGCGCCCGGTCCGGGCGAGGAAGGCGCATCGTACGGCGACGCGGCGGGCACGCTGGACCAGTGGACCCGGACCGTCTGGCTCCCGATGTCCCGTCACCCAGGCGGCGCCACGATCCTGGCCTCGCTCGCCGCCCCGCTGCTGCGCGTCGTCGGCGCCGTCCACGGCTTCACGTTCGAGCTCGCCTGTGAAAGCGGGCGAGGCAAGAGCACGTCGGGCGACGCGGCGGCCTCCGTATGGGGCCCGCCCGGTCCGGTCGTCCAGCGCTGGCCCACAACCAAGGTGGGCGCGCGGGAGAGCCTGACGTTTCGCCGCAGCGTACCGACATTTTGGGACGAGGCCCAGGACGTGCGCCGCACGCCTGACCTCGTGTCCGCCGCGCTCTACCTCGTCGGCGGTGAGCACGGGCAGACCCTCGGCTACGGCGGGTCCGACGGCGGAACGCGGGCCGTCCGCCGGATCGAGACGATCCTGATCTCGACCGCCGAGGCGCCCGCCGCGGACAAGTGCGCCGACGCGCCCGGGGCGCTCGCCCGGCTGATCAGCCTGCGCGTCGACCCGATCCCGCCCGGCAACCGGGCCTTCGTCGTGGGCATGGCCGCGGCGTGCCGGGCCTCCTACGGGACCGCCGGCCCGGCCCTGGTGGCGTGGCTGTGCGCCCACCGCGACCGCTGGCCCGCGATCCGGGCGAGCTACGCCGCGCATGTCGAGCGCATCCAGCGCGCGGCGGCGGACGACCAGAGCGCGCGCGTGGGGGCCTACGTCGCCCTGCTCCACGTCGCGGCCGAGGTCGCGGTCGAGGCCCGCGTGCTGGGGCACGTCCCGCCCGGCCTGCTGGCTCACGTCGGCGCGGCGGCCGAAGGGGCCGCCGCCGAGCGAGACATCCCGCTCGCTGCCCTGCGCGCCGCATACGACTGGTGGATCGCGCGCAAGCCGCAGACCAAGGCGGAGGTGGGCCACGGGGTTCGCATCGGGTGGGACGACGCCTCGGTTACGCAGGATCGGGGCGTCCACGTCGCGTGGCTGTCCGGGGCGCTCCGTGAGGCCCTGACGTCGTGCGGCTACGCCCCTGACGCGATCATCCGTTCGTGGGCGTCGCGCGGGTGGCTGGTCAGCCACGAAGGGCGCACGACCGCCCGGATTGCCTCCGCGGTGGACCAGTCCCGGCCGCGCGCGCACATCTGGTCAGCCGCGGCGATGGCCGCTATCCACGACGAACCCGCGCAACCGTCCCAACTGTTTTAGGAGCCACGATGCGTCACCCGCTCGAACCGTTCGTGCTTGAGCTGCTCCAGCGACGCCCGCACATCGACGTCGCGATCCTGGCGCCCGAACTGTCAGGTTGCACCACGTTTCTGGGTCGATGTGCGGGCGTCGGGAACAAGGCCTACCGGGTCGTAGCAGAAGACGTGCTCGGGTGCATGGTCTCCGACGGCACCCTGAAGCGCACCCGTGAGGGATGGTACGTGCTCGCGGTCACGCAGGAGGCCCCATGACGGACTACACCCACGCCGAGCGCGCCCGCCGCGTCGCCGAGCCCGCCGCCGAGGTCGACCCCACCACCCGCACCGTGCGCGTCACGACCGCGCACGGCGTCATCACCCTGACCTACACCGGTCGAGCCAACCGCTGGACCTGGACGGCCACCGCAGGCCCCGTCGGCGTGAGCGCTCGCATGGCCGCGCAGCTCATCAGCGACCTCGTGCCCGACGCGCGTGCCCTGCTCCGAGCGGCCGTCGCCGGGATGACCCCCGCCGCCCAGGCGATGGCGCTGGAGGGGTTGTGACCTACCCGAACATCGCCACCTGACCCGGATCCTCCGCGTCGGGCACCGGCCCGAAGTCGACGTGCCCCACCAGGCGGCCGTCGATCTCGACGCGCCACCCGATCCAGGCGGACACAATGCAGGCCTCCGGCCAGCGGTCGGTCACCGCCAGGACCACATCCCACGGCGGCGGCTCGTCATCCACGGCGGGCGCGTCGACGGTGGCGACCACGTACGGGGCGCCGTCAGGCAGGATCGACGAGACGGTGTAGCGGATCACGGGTTACCTCCGGCAAGGTCCACGAGGACCTCGAGCACGGCGATGAACCCGAGCGCGAGCAGCACCCACAGCGCGACGTCATGCCACACGGTCACCTCGCGCGGCCAACCGCTCGCGGAGCATCAGCACTTCTTCGGCAAGCGCGGCCGTCGCCGGAAAAGTCCGGTAGGTCGGGCGTACGTCGACGAGCTCGCGCCCGTCTGCTGGACAGCCGGCGTCAGGGCACGACCACCACCATCCGTAGTCGTAGTCGCCGTCGCGCCACTCGTGCACGGTTACGGGCTTGCCGCAGGCGTAGCACGGCGGCGGGCCGTCAAGGTCGATCATGGGGCCTCCTGGGGGATGTAGCAGTGGATCCAGTTGTCGCCGATCTGTACGTAGACGTCGCGGGCTGACCCGGCGACCGGCAGCAGATCCAGCACTTGGACGAAGCGCACGTCAGCGCCCCGGTGCAGGCGTTTGGCCGCGGCGTACCACGCCTCCGGGGCCGGCTGGGGTCGCCGCGCGCTTGGCGCTTTCGAGGGGTACCACGTCCGCGACCGCATCGCCTCGTACGCGGCCTCGGTGTCGATCGCGAGTTGATGGCGCGCCAGCACGAGCGCGCCCGGGTGCTTCTGGAGGTCGCCGGTCCAGGCCGTGACGGTCCGGATCACTGGTCACCTCCGGCGGTGGCCGCATCTACGGCCCTGCGTGTGTCTCGCGCCAGCCGCGCCCGCGCCGCGCGGTTCTGGTCGGCCTTGGATCCGGGGTCGCCGCAGCACGGGCACACACGCCCGCGACGTCGACCGCGCTGCATCCGCTGGTACTCGTCCACGACTGACCCCCTCACCGGGTAGCCCGGCGCTGTCGAACAGGCACAATCCGGGCCACGGTGCGGCCGTCGGCGTCGACCTCGACCTCCACCCCGTCGGCGAGCGCGTACACCGGCTGGACCCGCCCCCGGTGGCCGGGGACAGCGCCAGACTCGACCACGAGGCCGCGCGTCATCAGGCTGCGGATCGCCTGCCACGCCGCCGTGCTCGGGCAGTCGCCGACCCGCTCGGCGAGCTGCGCACGGGTCGCCGCGCCGTAGTCGTGCAGCTCGCGCAGGACCGCCTGCTGGCGCGTGCCAAGGTCCGCCCGCAGTGTGCCGCGGGCGACGCGGCGGAACGTGGGCGTGCCCTCGGGCGATACGCCCACGACGCGCACGACGACATCGCCCGCCTGGATCCGCTGACCGACCGTGTAGCTTGGGGCGGTCACCGCGCCGTTCCAAACAGGGCGACCTGTCCATCGTCCGCAGCGGCGGCTAGGTTGCGGATGGCCTGCTCGTAGTAGCTGGTCTTAAGCTCGGCGC